TACAATGTCTCCGTTTTCAATAAATAATGATGGTTTTGCAGGATCGAATCCACAAAATTGTTGAGCTAGTTCGTCATATACTAATGAGTAACGTTCATCACCTGAGATAAAAGTAAATACTACTTCATCATCAATCAATGTTTTACCAATTGCTATACCGTTATTCATGATTGGATTATCTCCTCCATTTTCTTTTCTAAAAAATACACCTTGTGGTAATTGATTAATCCAGCTATGCATTCCTTTAATTTCAGACAAATCACCTGCACCATCAGAAACCATTTGTATTTTTCTATGTAATGCGTCAAAGAAATAAATACCTTTATCAGTAGCTTTTATTCCCCATTGGTGAATACTACCTACTTCTTGTGAATTATAACGATGTGAGCTAAATCCTTTACCTGTGCCCAATGAAGTAGGTACTCCGTCATTAGTTGTAGTAACTGCTTCTCTGTTGATTGCGTATGTACCATATGCTCTATCTTGGAAAAAGAATACACTATCTCTCCAATTTAGTATTTCATTAATTGGGCCATAGTCATCTACATCCCAATAATCATTTTCAGGAAACTGTGTCCATGAATCAATATCTTCGTTGTTCACCTTAGTATTTGAAATTCTTGCACGAATATCATTTATTTCTGCACCTGGTACAGCGTTTGCTTTTTTTGTAATAAAAATTATATCCTCGTTTTCTTTAGAGTATACTGAAAAATAATTATACATAGAATTACTCTTACCGTAGGAAGTAACTGCATCATTAGTATTTCCTGTTTCTTGTCTAAGTATCTCTAAATCTGTGCCATTGAAGTTAAAAGACACACCTGTTTTTAAAGTAGAACCGTTTGCTAAATCAACATTAATTAATGATTCAGTTACCATTATCTGTGTTTCAGACTGTTCCCTAACGAAATCCTGATTAGGGTTTGCGTATAATTCAGGATTTAAAAAATCTAAAGTAGACAGTTGTAAAGTAAACATGTTTAAGAAAATATCTCCCCCGTAAACAATAGGGTCAATTTTATCTTTACTTATTACTGGCGAAGCAGGAATAAATATATTAGCCTCTAATGCATCAGGCGTATATCCACCATATACTTCAATTTTAGGTAAAACTAAATCCATTATTGGAGTACTTGTAGAATATAGTCCTGTATCAATAGCTAATGAAGTATGGTCTAAGACACCCAATGCTCCACCTTGTGCAGAAGTTTGAAAATAATCTTCAGCTGATTCAGTAATTGTAGTTCCATCTAAAGGATCAGTTGTACCAAATGTTCCTACTTTACCCATTAGGCACGTACCGCCTTTAAAGAATTCAGGAATAGACTGTTGACCTGATGCAGGCTGAGGCTTATTTAAAGTAGAAGCAGATTCAGTATAGTCGTCTATAGCATAGTAATTTCTTAAATAAAATGTAGTTTGAGGAGTAAGTACAGTTGAAGCAAACCCTTCAATTAGTCCAGTTACAGCATTACTGTTTTGATAATTTACTGTATGGTCCATTACAGAGGACTTAACGCTATCCCATTTTCTAATATTTTCCTTAGTTCCAAACGTAACTGGATTAACATCTCGTAAAGTTCCTCTAAAATCTGAACATTTTTCACCTATTCCATAAGTAGTATTTAAATCTTGCTCAGAACCTTCTAGAGTTTTACTATATGTTCTATATGCACCTGTCATTAATAATGAAGGCGTACCTGTTAAAGCAGTACCTCTCCCTCTAACATTGTTAAAGTTATAAGATACTTCAGGGCTATAGAAATTAACAGCTTCACCTTTTGTTTCATACACATTTGTACCATCAAAAGCTGCATATTCAGTATTGAGGTTAACAAACGTACCATTGAACGTGCCCCCTTGTGATGGATTATATGGAAACATGTGAAGAACTAGTTGTGAACCATTTATTTGTAAATCATATGCAGACTCTTGACCTCCCACAGGAGCAGTCCAATAATTCTTAATTATTCCTGAACACGCTCGTCTAGTATCTTCTATTTCTCTTTTAACTCTAACTATTTGATAACTTTCTATTTCGTTTAAAAAATTTGGACAACTTGCAAAATCTAAATTAAACTGAATACCCATTGCATATCCAAAAGTATTACCACCAGAAGCCTTACTAGTTGGGAAATATTTATAACCTGATAAATTTACAACACTATCTATGTCTGAAATATCTGGAAATTTAATATCACCAATGTGCTCTACAAATGTAGATTCACCTTTCTTAGTATAGAATACTATTCCGAATCTATATGTTTCACCTCTCTTATAGCCTCTTAATAAGCCTGATATAAAAGGCGATGCCATATTAGGAAACGTAGTATTCTTATCATATACTGGTCCATCTTTCAAATCATGCACATCGTGACCAAAGCCAAAAGGAATTGGTGCAACATTTGCAAATGCTGGTGCATTTGTACCATCAAGTGTAAAAGGTTCTAAGTGAAAAGTATATGAAATGTTAGGCCCTTCTCCACCTAATCTTGTTCCTGAAGAGTTAAACTTATATTGGTCGTCTGAATGCCAGGAATCGTTCCAATGTGCATCCCTATTATATTCACTGTTAAATGCTCCTGAAGGAGGCGTAGTTATACCATCACTTTTATATCGTAAAGTACTAGCTGAAAACGTCTCACCGTCTCCAAGTAAATCGCTTACTGCTACAGCAGCTGATTTTAAATTAGCAATTACTAAAGCATTATCTTTTTGAGCAAGAGTCTTACATGTTTTAAAAGGATTTGTTTTAGCAGTATACGTATCTAGCTCTATAGTTGTTATTGAATCTTCTGTACCAGTATATATGAAATTAACAGATGTACCTACAATAGATTTTTTTTCGACTGATTTAATTACAGGTGCACCTAATAGTGCAGAGTGATAAATCATTATCAATTCAATAGTTTCAAAATCAGTATAATTACTAACGTCAATAGTTATTGATAACGATTTATTTGTATTAACGTTACTATTATCACCATTGTATTGAGCAGACTGACTAAGTGTCTCAGAAGACGCTACTACGTGAATCAAATTACCTGGAGGAGAAATCAACGTTTCTTTTCCATCTTTAGTAAGTAGTCTATATGCAGGTTGATATTCACCTGATAACAAAGAGCCTCCACCTAAAACACTAGTTAGATAAGATTGAACATATTTAACATCTGGAAAAATATCAATTTGTCCAGCTGGAAAAGTTAACACGTCTGGATCAGCTACGTTTAAAGAACGTAAATAATTATCATAGTCAGTCCAATATAGTCTAATAATATTCTCTGACTCATATCTACATATAGCCTTTATAGGAAAACCTTTTTTTAACTTTAAATTAGCGTTATAAATTAGTTTAGGGTTGTATCCTGGAATAATTTCCCTAGTTGCTTCATCATACCGTACTTCATAAATCCAACTATTTATACCTGAGTCATCTCCTACAAGTAAGTAAATTCTATTTCGTGCAGTAGCATAACCTATAATTTCAGCGTTCTTAGAAGGACTTAATTGAGGAATCGTAAAAGATTCCTTATTTCCTTTAATATTAGTAAACGCTCCCATAGATTCACCTTTATGAGTAGTAATACGAATACCTTCAGCATGAATATATAAATTAGAAGGAATAGAGTCGTAAGCTACGTCTTTATTCATTCCTCCATATGTATTAATGTGTCGTTCCATTTTATGCTAAATTATTAGGGCTTTGTGTAGTTTTAGGTACAGATCATGTATGTGAAGAGCTGCCTCTAAAATGACGTTGCTCAGGTAATTGAAAATTAGCAAAGAAAGAAGCATGTGCCTGAATGTCAGGAATAGTTCTAACCGTTGCATTTTTAACTGATTCTGCATGGTCTACATTATGCCATTGTTTACTATGATTAACTGCTTGTGCAAAATACCAATCTCTATCTCGTTCAATAATTTGATATTTTTTATCAGCAAGTGCGTCTTGTAACCAACGTTTACGTGCAGCTTTCCAAGCTAACTCATGAGTGGCAGCCTCTAACCATTGTTGTTCGGCAGGAATCATAATGTCCCCACATTCGTCTGTAGGAATAGCTTCATAAGACATTGCTACAAAACCTTCTGTAAATGATGTAAAAATACAGTTATCACTTACAGTATAAGTATTATTAGACTCTGAAGTATAATCTCTAGAATCTTTATGATAACGAGTATGGAACTTATCACTTGCCCATCTCATAGGAGTAAGTCTTCCTTTTCCACATTCAGCTTCAGATAAGTTTTCAATGCAATCTAAATATGCAACTGTTTCTAATTTATACAAATCAAATGGTAAATCACCTCTTCCGTCACAGATAGGAATATATGCAACCCTAGGGGTCATCACACACCCTACGTTTGTATGTGCCATAAATTCAGCTAACCATTCAAGACCTTGTTCATCATCTATTTCAAAGCCAAAATCACGGAGTTGTTTATCCATGATTGCTTTGTAAGTTACCATTTTACCTGCGTACATAATTATTCATTTTTAAGAAACGATTCTAGTTTATCAGCTAAACTTCTTTCTTCCATAGGATTTTCCGTATGGATAGATTTAATAGTTTCCCATTCCCATTCTTCACCTTTTCTATAGTGTTCAGTAATAGTTTTAATAAAACCATTAGATACTTCTTCTACTTTAATTTCTTTGTAGCTTCCGTCTTCAGACTCTTCTCGCTTTTCCCAAGTCTTCTTTTTACCGTTACTTTTACCAATTGGTGTAATTTTATCCATAATAAAATATTTTTCTGTCAGGAGATTTCACTACTTCTGCAATCATTCTAGAATATTGCCTAGATGGTTTAAATATGTAAAATCTCTTAAATTTAACTATCGCTGTTGCATTGTCCCACAAATGCTTGTAGAATTCTTTATTTGTATGTTCATTTTCGAAGTAAATAACCTTTTTATTTTTAATCTCCGTAATCTCATCTCTCGTCCTACCTTCATATTTTCTTTCCCAATGTGACCAAGTTTTCACCCAATCCACTTTTAAACTTTTTGCCAATTCACCGTTCTTTTTTATAAAAGTTAACTGCTTAGCTTGTATTCTAATGTATCCTAATTTACCTAATTTCAATTGCATGTTTTCCTTAACAATTGCTTCACTATATTCACTCATTAATTCTTTTACAAATCTAGAATATTGCGTTCTACCAATACGTTCTAATTTTGTACGTTTTCTATAATGACTGTAAAATTCATATTTTTTTACATCACTGTTATTTTTACCTTCAGTTCTTTTCAAGTATTTGTTACTCATAGTTTAACCTTTTACTGATTGTGTAGAATCTGCTAAATCATCGTTTGCATTATTGTTATCGTCTAATGGTATTTGACGTTTTCTTAATAATTGTTGAACAACTTGTTCTTTAACATATGTCCACATCCAACTTTTAATTGGGTAGATACTATTTATTGTCCAACAAGAATTACCTGTTGAGCAATTTACAAATGGTGCTAATGCAGAAGGGTCTTCAAAAAGTCCTCTAATTGCAATCTTCTTTAATAATGCTACAGAAGAGTCTCTGCTTATTACGTAAACGTAATTATCATAGATAAAAGCATACCTTTTATTATAAGTAGTTTTACCTGTACCAATATACGGTACTCTGTTATAATCTATTAATGTGAATCTTTTTTCAGTTATGACCACTGGTCCAACTGAAGTAATACCTGTAGAATGATGTAGTTCAATAGTTCCAGGTATCTTATTTTTAGTACGTAATATCTTACAACCTATGGGTACTTCTACGCAACAATTATAAGGGTCAACTAATTCTAAATCTTCACAAGGAATAGTTTGCAATACACTTGGGTCAATTGAACGTTTCTTATTATACTCATTTCTCATAAACAGAGCACGTTGCTCATTCATAAGGTCTGTATAATACAAAGGGTCAAATATTGAATCTGAATTAGTAATATTCAAAGCCTCATCTAGTTGACTATGGTAATCTATCAATGGTAACATATACAAATATATTAAAATTAATCTATATTATTAATCGTTTTGTACTGAATATAATTCATATACGTTTTTATTATTTACCTTAAATGATGGAATGCAAGTAGTATCTCTACAGAACGATGTTTCAATATCGTAAAATAATCTCTTCCTCGTCATACTTTAAAATAATTAATTACTTGACAACTTGCCAAGTAATAAGTCCTCCAACAATCGCACTAAATGTAGCAACCGCTAAAGGCTTTTTCCAAATCTTTTTATTATTCTGAAAAACATATGTAGATATGCCATCAGTTTTCATATAAGGATTTGAATTTGTTACTGTAACAATTGATTCTTTGGCTTTCCACCACTTGATTCTTTTATCTGTTAAAGTAACACCTAGTCTATTTGGAAATTCTAATTTATTGAAAACTAAACCAGTATTAGTAGCTCTAATATCGAATGAGTAGTTTGGTGTGGTTAAATATAAGGTAGTGTCAAACGCACAGTCTGTAAACTTAGCAGGTAACCATAATGTATCTAAAATTAATCGTTCAGTAATAATCGTACTTGATTGTACGTTTTTGATTTTTAATTGTAGGTTAGCTATATAGTTCAATAAAGTATCCTGGACGGCAGCTAAGTCTTCAGGAGTTACTCTTATAGAATTGTTGTAATTCACCACACTGCCGTCTTTGGCTAAGTATTGTTTAGCTACGTGTTCATATTGAAGAAGGTCTGTAATACGTCTACTATCAGCGTTATGCTTACGACATCCATCCATGTAAAGTAGAAGAAGCATCACAACCACTGCTGCTAATATAATATTACTATATTTCTTTAATACTGTAAACATTTTACTAAGTTAACGTTTTTGTTCCATTACTTCTGGTGTATTACTTTATGACCTTTTTCTAAACAGTAAATGTAAAGCTGCAAGGGATTTGTTTTATCAGCTTCGTCTTTTCCAATAATTCTTGCTACAAACTCAGAGCATATGAAATATTTATCTGGTCTTTTTCCAGTAATCCAAATACCTGTAATATTGTAAATAGCATGTCTTACCATACCAAAGAAGTCATACCGAACATTTAAGTAGTAAGAAACTTTGGACAACAACAATGGTGATGATATGGGAATAGTTCGTGTTATAATTACATCATAGTTAAACTTACGTAACCATTGCTTTAAAGGACGTAATCGTGTACCATCCATTTGGGAATCTGCTATAAACAGCCCTCCTTCCAATTCCATCACTAGAGCTGTATGAGAAATCTTTTTAGACCTTGTTAAAAATCTAATTGCTTTACTCATAAATGAGTTTCGGGAACAGTGTAGAATATCACCGTTTTTTAGTACATTAGTCTTTTCTAAAATCATCTACTTCTTTTTTAGTTTGTTTCAAACTCTTTACAAATTTTCTAAAAGCATCTCCTAATGATATACCTTTAATTGCTAAATAGGATTCATTAACACTAGTGTATTCTATCCATATAAAGAAGCCTGCTGTTATCCTTGTAAATAAAAAGTCTACAGGAAATATTAATCTTACTAACTCATTGATTATTGCTGTGTCTACTATAAATACACTTGCTATAATTATCAAGTATCCAAAACTTTTATCTACAACACCTACTCTAGTCTTTTTAGATGTGATAGCTTTTTTATCAAACCTTGCTCTTTTTCTTCCAAAGTATGTGTCTACTAATATAGCAAATCCTACAGACACAAATATTAAACCTGCAGGTGCAAAGAATGTGGTAATCATACCTATAAAATCAATACCATACGTTAATGTTTTTTCACTAATGTATTTTAAAAAATCCCAAAATGATAAAATTAAGTTTTTCATTATAATTTAAAATTCTTTAATGTTAATAAGTCCTCTTACTGCTTGATTTGCAGATGCAGGTCTATAAGCTAAAATATATTGGTCCATTACGTTTGCAATATCATTACCCAAAAAAGATAGAAAATTTTCTTTCATTACACTACTTGAACCTTGAAGACCAGCAGGAGCTGTTGCTATTACATAACCATCTGCTGAAACTGTTTGATTTGTTGCTAATGCTGTTTCTATTTTTCCATTAGTACCATAAGTTAATGCTGCAGATAATGTAGGATTTTTTAATAATAGCAACATTCCAGAATCATTTTGAGAAGTGTTTACTACTCCCATTTCAATAATTTGTACAGCTACATCTCTAAAAGATGTTAGCTTCCTTACACCTAATAAGGCATAAGTTGTTGTCGTAGAATTAGTTGTTATATCAGTACTATTATATATTCCTTTTGTTTTACCAGCTTCATTCAAACTTCCTTCTGTTGCTATTTGAGAACAGATATATCTTAATGAACCTGCAGCAGATGTACCTCTAACTTCATATCTTAAAGGTTGATTAGATGATAATGTAAATGTTGCAGTATCTGTTCCTGAGTAATTTACTGAATGGACTAATACAAATCCTAATTCTGTCTTTAACCAGAATCTAAGTATAGCTCCTCCTAACCAAAGGAAATCAAAAGCCATTACAGTAAAATTAGAAAAGTCATAAGAAGATACAACTGCATAGTTGTCCATTGCTGTAAAATCTACAGATACTTTCTCTGTACCGTTATTATAAATCTTTAGTACTTTTTTAGTACCATCATCTTCTATCCAAAAACCATCTAAAGATGCTGTATATGGAGCAACTGCACTTGAAGAAAAATAACCTATTCTTTTCTGGACTCCAGCTTCTGTTTGAAAATTATCACAAGTAACTTCTACTAATTGAGATTTACCTGAAAAATAAGGAAACCATCTTTTAGTTTGACGTATGAAATATTGTCCACTTGTTACAGACATGTTATACATGTTATTTGCCCATGAACCTGTTCCTGTACCTACATTAGAGAAAACATCACTATCGTCTACTCCTAATGTTTTTCCATCAAATAAAGTAGTAAGTTGCCCTACTCTTTGTCTCCCTGAAGCATCTACTCCAAAGTTACCATAAGATGCACTACCTCCTGTTAATAGGCTCATCTGCTCAGATGATATTGCTACTGGTAAAGAATCAGCAGAAATCTGTTGTCCTTTAGAAGAAAAAGTAGCCTCAACAAATAATTTATTGTCGTTAGATACTTCTGCAGGGGTGCCTTTTTTATTTACAATTAATACGTTATGTTTACCTGGCATAATTTCTAATATTTATTACCTATTTTATTTCTTGATTAATTCTCACCCCAACCAAAGTTAATAAAAATTTAAAGCTTTTAATAATAAATTAAAACATTTATTATTAATGGATTAGCAAATTTCTAAATCATCTGCACCTAAACTCCAAAAACGTATTGGAGGTTGTACCTCTGTACCTGTCCAAGTATATTTATTTATATAGTCAATTTGAGCAATCATTAAACTGTCAATTTGATTGTTAAAGTCATTCAATGTCATTGCACCATACAATGCATCAAACGTGCTTAATTTATAGACTGCTTTATTTTCCTTGATAGCTTGAAGTTGACCATCAACCATGATAAAAGAAACCATATTGAAAGTGACTAAACCCTTAACAATATCCTTTAATTCGTGTGAGATGTCAAAATAAACTATTTCACTCTTACCATTCTGTGCATCTATTAATTGCGGTTGTTTTGTTCTTATCATTGTTTTAATTTATATTAAATTAGCTAATCCTAGACTTTCTAAGAATGTCGCTATTTCTCCAAGTGTTGGAGTTGTGTTTAAATCTTGTCTGTATAGTTTTATTATCTCCCCGTTTTCCGTTCTAAAATGTGGAGCAGCGTTACCTGGCGTAATATCATCAGAATACATTTTAAACGTGTCTGCTCTGTTTAAAGATGGAACTGTTCCGTTCTGGATGGCGATGGTTCTGTCACCATCGAGATCTGTTCCTCCCGATATCAATTGTAAGTGACTTCCGCCGAACATTCCTTGACCCTGCATCTGGAGAGAGTTAGACAATGCGCAATTGAACAGTGAGAAACCTACCAGACTGCCCGTAGTGTAACCCGCCCCCGTAACTATCCTTGAGCCTGTACCAAAATATATATTTTTACCGTCTACCCTGAACCCTCCTGAACCATCACCAGCAATATCAAACAACGTACCACCCATGTTATTTAAAAAAGATAGTTTATCAGTTGCTAAATTACCAAGCAATTTGTAAGTTCTTTGGTTTGCATCGGCTACTAAATTTGTGTTACCTAAATTTTGTGAAGCTGGAATATCAGTCGTTAATGCAATCGTTCCACTTGCATCTGGTAAAGTCCAAGTTCTTTGACTGGTTAATTCACTAGAATAAAGACGACCAAATCTTGTAGGGTCAGTTGATTTAGTAAATCTGATGTGTGGAAAGGCATTGGCATTAGCCATCTGAAAATCACCATCAAAAATAGCTTGGCTATTAGTTCCTGTCACCTTTTGAACTACCCCATATTGTGACGCACATTCAAGATAAGCATCTCCATTATCATCATAAGTAATACTTGCATCGTTACCCCAACGAACTTTATATGCCCCAATGTTGGGGTACACAATGTCGTTGTTCCCCGTAGTGTTACCGTCAGTTAATACTTGGTCTAAAGGTTTTACTTGAGTAGGTATTGTAGAATATTCTAACTTGTCTTCAGTAACGCTTACACTTACTACTTTATTACCTTGTCCTGCAAAAGAAGAAGGTGTATCAGATAAAGCTAAAAATGTTCTAGTTCCTACTTTTACAATTTTATTATTGGTATCTCTATACTCTAAATCATTAGTCTCCTTACTTTTATAAATTTCAATATCTAATAAGGTTTCGGTCCTAGCTTGTTTTGAAAAAAGTTTTTTAATTAACGCCATTAGTATTTATTATTTAAAATGTTTAAAATGTTTAAAATGGTAGAATAACTAATTACATTATAATCGGTTGTATCACCATCAATGTCTCTTGCGTCATATCTATTTAATACCTCTAGCCCTGATTTAAAAATTTTCATTTTTGTCAACATGTTGCCACAAGGGTATCCAAATGATAAGTAACCTAAATAACATTTAACTAATTCAGCATATTTACATTGTAGGCTCCAAACTTTAAGTTTGAAACATACTTCCTCATCTTCTGAATAGTCATAGTTAAATATGTCAATGTGCCCCCAATCATTTGGAACAAATTCACCTGTAGATAACTCATTAAATGTAAGTTCGTTACTGTTCATTATTATTATTGTATTATAACATTAGAATTTTCCAAGTTTATTCAAGTATAGAACTGCCCTATGAAGCCTCAAAGCATTAGCACCAGCTACACCTCCAGCATTTACTAAATTTACAGTCCAATCTTCAGTGGTGGACAAGTCTTTTGTTGTATAAATCACAGCCATCTCCTCAATAACTTCTTTAGTAACTGCGTTGCGTGTAAGTGCGGATATAGTCCACATCTGATTATTTTGGTCTATCCTTGCCACTTTTATTTTGAAAAACCTTTTGTCATTATTAGCATTGTCAATAATTTTTGTCCATACAGCTCCTGCACCAATTCCAATTTCAAGTGTTATTGGATCACTTGCAATATACTCTGTGTACAAATCCATCTCGTATTCATCTCCATTTGTATATAGCGTGCTACCTGGAATAGATATTGCAACCGCATTTACAGTTGTTGCTCCACTTGTGTTAGCTATACCTGTTGCACTATTGTATGCAAATAATATTCTAATACCGTTTGCACCGTTTGCACCATTAGTAACTATGAATGTATTAGTGGATGCATCTGTGTAAGTAATTGTGTAAGTATCAGTAGTTCCTGCTGTTCCTTGTGGGTTACCGCCTGAATTAGATGTCCATGCTACATTACTGATTCCATTACCAGTTGGACCTGGTACAGTACTTGCAGGTCCAGTTAAAGGAGTTGCTGAACCCCATCCTGCACTAGTCTTAGGACCATATATTGCAGGTGCGTCTGTATCAATATAAAAATCACCAATATTACCGTTACCTGCTAAAGGTGCACCTGAACCGTTTAAAACAGTTTTTCCATCTTCACCTTTGAATAACGTTATTCCGTTACAACTTTCATTCATAGTTTTAAAATTTTAGCAATCGCCACATCCACATTCACAAAGATTATCACATATAACTTTTCCATCTGCAATAAATGAAATAGCTTTGTCAAAATCTCCACATGAGTAAGCTGATTGAATTCCGTATATAATTATTTCTAATTGGTCTAAGATTGATTTCTGAGTAGTTAATTTCTTACTATCACATTCTGTTATAATATAACCTTTTAGTTTATCTGCACAATTAATAAGTCCACATATAAATAGTATGTGCTGTGTAGAATTAGTATATGTATTAGGTGTGCCAGCATCGTCAAGAATAGTATAAACTAATTTCCAAATACCATCTGGTAATCCCCAATCTTCATCTGAAATAGCAAGAAAGCTTCCTGGTGAAGGTGCGCCTGATACACCTGAGTAAACATCTACTATTCCATCATAAAGAATTATTGAATCCTGAAGAGTGCCTCCAGTATGGTCATATACTTCTAGTATTGCAGAGGTAATGTTAGACGTGTCAATATTTGGTGCTCCCCAACCTGTAGGGTTTTCAGCCAAACTGTAAGGACTAGTTTGCTCATAAATGTCAACCTTATTACATTTATTATTTATGCAGATATTAATTTTAGGTACTAGTGCCATACTTGTTAATTTAAAAACTCACTATCAAAGATAGTAAAAAATATAATATAAAAATTAAAAAAAGTAGCCCATCACTGACAGCAAGTAGTGACAGGCTACTGAGGTTTGGGAGAGAAAATCTTAAGCGTCTAAGTCTCCAGGTACAATTGCTGGTGTAGCAAGAGCACCTATAATGTTAACTGCTTCCCCTGCAGCTAACGTTGTTGTTAGAGCACTAGTTACTAATTCTGCATAGATAAGAACAGTTCCTTTAAAAGGGTCTACTGAAACTAATCCATCAGAAGTATCTCGTGAACTGATTTGAAGAACGCCATATTCTGCACCTGTTACCACTGTTGTGTCACGTGGACGTGGTGGAACTGACATCATTTCGTTTTGACCTTCAAATCCGTAAGTCATATATTCATCCATTGCTACTCGTTCCCAAGCACCGTTTCCTTCTGAAGCACCTTGTACATGTGTAATAAGGATGTCTTCATCAGAGAAAGTTGCAGTAAAACGATTTACATAAAAATCTCTAAATGCGTTTACATCGAAATCAGCTTGGATTCCAGTAAGACGTATTCCGAACTTAGTTGCTCCTGCAAGACTAGCTGCTTCTGTTGCAATAGTTGTTCCTGCTGTAATTGTAGCAGTAGCCCCTTGATAAACAGTAGTTAAATTGAAACTATTTGCGTTAACAACATCTGCAATTTTGTAAGTTGCTCCTGCAAGATTAACCAATGCCCCTGCGACTAATCCATGAGCTACAACAGTAACTAGTTTACTTCCGTTTACCACACCTGCGTTTGCAGCAAGTGCAGTAGGAGTTCCGTCTGAAAGTACTTCAAACTTAAGGTAGTTGTTAGCTGGTTGAAGGGACATATTTTTTGTTCCTACTGAAGCAAGACCAAATGCTAATTCTTCTTGTGTACCTGATGCATCTGTTACAAATTGTGCAAACAAACTTGAAGGCTGGCTTCTGTTGCTGCA